ATAATCCTTTATCTCACCATCAAAATAGTAATACTTTTCATCATAAAGTATTCTTTCAATGAGACTATAAACATAATCTGATTTCATTCTTCGTTCTCCTTGACCGGAAGCATTCCTGCTGCGGTCATAGCTTCGATCGTCTTAGGGAAGTCGCCTTGCTCTTCTACAAGTCTTAGCATTTCTGCTGCGACCTCACGAACCTCCAATTGGGCGTGTTCGTCATTTCGTAGTTTCTGGAAATGAGCGAATGAGCGCCAGTTGAACATAATGTCGCAAGTGATCTGAATGCCGTAGGGTAGGTAAAGACGAGCACTTTCCTTAGCCCGCTTTCGTGAGTAACCCTTTTCTTCTAGGCGGGCAATACACTTGTGATAGCGGTCGTAAGCATCCTTGATAAAGGCTTCTAGTTCTGCTTGCTCTTCTTCGTCCCAATCAACAGGTAGGTGATATTTATCAACCTTGAATTCCTTGTAGCGTGCCGACTCTGCGTTGATGTTTACACCAATCCTGTGTTTGAGCAGGTGGATGTGCGTAGCGATGTCGGTCGTCACGAGAAAATGAAGAGACGACTTCTCAAACGGGGTCATATGCCCCTCGGTTGCTAGCATCTTGAGAAGCTTTCCGATGCGGGCACGCTTCTTTGGACCTAACTGGCGGCTGGTGCTAGTCCAAGCCGAGAGTGCGTGTGTTTCGTCACTCCCGTAGGTTCCCATTAGTTCTACTTCATTATTCATTTATAATCCTATATTTCCATATGTTTTCAAGATTGTCTTTTAACTATTTTCTAATTGCAGCAATTCACGCATCTTGAAGAGGGCTTTTTCTTTTCCTTTGGCTTCACACATAACATCCACATCCCGACCATAAGTATTCACCGGAGTCCAATAGGAGTCAGAGTGGGCTTGGGGTCTGATCTTTGGATCGTTCTGCTCCACGCTGCGGTCCTGTGAATAATGAACAACTGGCTTAACATCGCCCCAAGTAGAGATTGCAAGGTTAAGTGCCTCACGTTCTGTCAGTCCGCCGGGACAGAACTTATAATGATGGAAATCAAATACGATCGGAACGCCTACAGTCTTGTAGATGTAGTCATAAAGGTGCTGAGTGCTCCACATAGAAGCCTTATCATCATTCTCTAACGTCAGGCGACTCTGGGCATTGGGGGATAAGCGTAAGTAATTACGACACCAGCGCTCTGCTGTGCCAGCAAAGTCTCCGCCATATGTTCCACCAACATGAATGTTTATCTTCGCATAAGGTGTAGCAGGCAANCCCATAAGATCAAAGACNTCTGAGTGGGTCTCTAGTTCTTTAATGGTCTTTTCTGCGACATCTGGGCGGGGAGAGCCAAGAACGTTGAATGGACCAGGGTGGGTAGTAATACGGTGACCGTGTTCACGTGCATATTTGCCAGCCTCGTCTAGGGCAAAAGCGATATCTTCAAAGTCGGGCAGATCACAAATGTTGTACTCGGAAGACCAAGGCAGTAGATCGGAAGATAGTCGAAAGAACTTGATGTTGTGAGCCTCGTTCCATTCTAAAATAGTCAACAAGTCTTTACAATTCTTTAGTGCAAGCTCTGATGCGTATGCTAAGCCGTTAGATAGAAATGTTCTCTTAATCATAGAACGGTTTGTTGTTACTCGCTGCTTCTTAGGCAAGTCGTTCAATGCTGTCAAGATGCATGCGTAGCCAAGGTTAATTTCGCCCATAATCTCTCCTTAATTTACTTAATAAGTATAGAACAATTACCGTCAAATGTCAACGATATTGCTCCCGTTGACAGGATCTTTACATCTTGTAGACCCCTGCTACTTCTCCGTTGATCGTGTAGACCACTTTCTTGATTCCCACGTGCTTCATCGCAGAATAACACATAGAACAAGGCTTTGAGAGCTTCAAGTTCCCCCTCTTTCCGAGTCGCGCCACATACACTGTGGCTCCCTCTGTGATTTTTCTGTCCATTCCCAATATAGCCCCAAGTTCAGCGTGCATAGTTGAGACTCCAGTTCCCTTCTCCCTGAAGCGCTGCCCGAATGAACAGAAGCTGTTCTTATTGTGGCTGGCGTTCAGTACAGAAGAGCCCTTTACGAGAACAGCGCCATGGCGATTAACGGGATCGCATGATTGGTTTGCCATCTTGGCTGCAAGATCTATAAACCTTCTAACTCGACCTGTGTACTTTCTCTGAGTGGTAATCGTAGCATAGTTATATTCACCGCTAAACATTGACAAAAGAACCTCCCAAGTGATTATATCTATTATAACCAAATGGGAGGCTCAAGTCAACTACTTTCTATCGAGAGCAGCTTTAATCTTTAACTGGGACGGTAAGATCTTCCGGATCTGCATAAAAGGCACTAGCACTGCCTTCTCGCTTAGCAAACTTTTGAACCATCTCTGTGTCGAAAACTTTATAAACGTTCTTTTTGAACTCAGCGTCACTTGCCATAAGATCTGCCCACTTCGAAGGTTGAAATTTCTTACTATAGCCATTCAATGCAGAAAAAGTATACCAAGAACCAGCTGAGGTCAAGCAGTCCGAGCCCTTGAGTGCGTCAAAAAGACTTTCATCACAGCGGATACCGATCTGATCCGTTCCCCATAGAATTCGGAAAGCGCACGAACGACCTTGGGTTCCGAATCGGGACTTTTCAAGTTTAACTTTAACCTCTGAACCAATGCGGAATCCCTTGTCATCCTCGATGAATGATGACTTTGCCTTTCTACCGGTAAGCCAAATTCGCAGCGAATATGCATAGTGCATCGCCTTGCCACCGGGGGTTACATAGGGCGTTGTCATCGCCACAACTCTAGCATTTGGTCCCTGCGGAATATTAGTCTTTAGCTGATTTAATACAATCAAAGTAGCCTGTTTATCCGCAAGAGGAATCGTCAATTTTGACATCCCCTTCGCAAGGATCCTAGGCTTCACCGCCATCGATGACTGAGGATTAAAGTCTCCCTCTATATCTGAAATCGATGGAGTGAACGCTAATGAGTCCCAAATAAACACAAGTTTCTCATCGGTCGCTCCAAGAAGCTCCTCAATCGTCTCTAAAACAAACTCCACAGAGGATGCTTGAACGTACATCAGACGGTCCAGGTCGCACCCTGAGCGCTCTAAAAAGCTTGGGTCGATGGCAGACTCGGAATCAAAATATACAACAAGCTTACCCTGTTCCTGGGCGTTCGCTGCAATCTGCGCAGCCATATAAGACTTACCTGTGGATTCTAGTCCTGCGATCTCCGTAACTTTGCCAACAGGAATACCTGCCACTCTACCCTTGCAAATGATTGAATCCAGCCAGCGAGAGCCAGTTGGAATCCAGTCGTCGACTGACGTAGGATTATCGCCGTTTAAATCATGCGCGACATTCCTACCAGCCTTCTTATTTATGATTGATATCATATCCTTCATTGACACTCTGCCAGCCTTAGTAGCACTGGCTTTCGCTGTCTTCTTATTAGGCATTCGCCCTCCTGTTAGTTATAGCATTGATATTATTTTATCTAAATCTTGCTCGTTTGTCAAGCTAAGATTTGACTTCTGGTATCGTCCTTTGATTTTTACTGCACAAATGAACCCAGTTGAGCTATTCGGACCTGACGATGGTTTAAATCGGAATCTTAGTTCGCTAGTTAGACCCAGATCTTTAAAGTTAGGTACGCCAAGGAAGTCTTGCGCTTCGGGCGTTAGGGCATAGAGACCCCTACCATTAATTTGAATAAACGAATCACCTTTATCGCTATAATAATTGGCAATGTGAGAAAAATCAAACGGAACTTTAATGTCGGTTTTGCCGTCAAACCACAAGTTTTCCAACTCTCTCTTTAGTTCGCCGGTACGTAGCGTTCGTTTTAGTCCAACAATATTGTTGTTCCTATCTTTGTTTAGTCTTGGATCGCTGGTGTCTGGGAATCGAGCATTAATATTGAGCCATTCTAGTAAGTTATCTTCGAACAAGGGTCTGAAGATATCCTCATTTTTAGTATAACCCTTTGTGCGGCGTGGCTCCCACGATCCCGTATTCAAATTAAATTGAGCCCTAAACTGTCCAAAATCTGCTGCCAGTGCTGTCTTTAATTCCACAGTCAGAACCACCTTTCCATCCTTCATGATAGATAAGTCAGATCCGTGTCCGGATCCCGCAGACTTCGCTGTGATTCCCAAGTGTTCGTATCGCTGTTCAATCTGGTTTGCTATTTTTAATTCAAAGTCCATGCCAGCGGAAGCGGCTGATCTACGAGTCTTGGGTTTGACCTTAACATATACACTGCCGCCCTGGCGGTCTTTCAGATCTAGGCGACCAATGCTACTACCTCCACCAATGGGGTTATATACAAAACCCAGTGGCGATAGCATATGATTTAACTTATCCATTGTCTCTATACGATCATCATCCAAAACGGTAACGTTGTTTTTTACTACTTTGTAATCATATCCTTCCGCCTCGATAACCCGAATAGTGCGCTCTATGTTGGTCTTCTTCGAGTCTTCCGGAGAGGGTAACGGTCCTTCAAGATCTTTTTTCATCTTCGCCGGAACTTCCAGGTCTTGCTCACTTAGGTAGGTTTTGAATCTATCGTATATCTCTTTCATATTTCATTTTCCTTTAATCGGTCACTATCCTTTAACTAGTATTTCAGAGGAGGAACCCATCTTTTTTTTTCCAACGTTCTTCATCCCATATGCCCATTCTGCGTTGATGATTTCGTAACCTTTGTACATATCTCTGATTTCTGGGCAATCGTTATATGACATCAGCCAGTTGTTACGATTTGCCAGCAAGGAATGCAATCTTTCGTGGTCAAAAGAATCATGAAGATTGCCATCAACCCCGTATAGAGAATTTTGAGAACCTTTGAGTTTGTATGGCGGATCGAGGTACAAGAAAGTTTGTGGATGGCGTTGTATTGCATCCTCAAAATCAGCGTACTCTACTGTAAAGTTTTTTGCTTTGAAGTCTCTCAGTCTTTGAATAGACGAGTCGGTAAATCTTGCGTAGGACGCCCTCTCAGACCAACCACCACTGAACGTAGCGCCAGAGAAGCTTGCCCTGTTCACAACGTAGTATTTCGCAGCCCTTTCATAAGAAAACTCTAGCGAATCTGTCTTTAGTTCATCGCGATGTCGGTGGAACGAATCTTTAGAGCAGCCGATTACAGCATCTCCGTTTCTGGTTTCGTACTTCTCGCGCAACCCCTGTACTTCATTGGCTAATCTATTATTATCCCCACATAGACCCTGCCAAAACCAAACAAGCTGTTTCATTTTATCATAACCAAACACTTGAATTCCCCGATCAGCTAAAGCTAACTCTATTGAGCCACCTCCAAAGAATGGTGAGCAAACCTGATGGATGCCTTCCGGAACGTGCGGTAGAATATGCTTTACTGCGCGAGTCTTACCGCCGGGATATCGCAAGGGGGTCTTCATACTCTCTGCTCCTAGCCTCACCTGCTTATCGATAGAGTGCAGAAGAGAGTGGTTCATCGGGGGTGTGCGGCACACTTTAACCGGTGTGCCAGCGGCTTTCAATTACTCTTCTGCAACATCATCGACACACTCGCCGGTGTCGCTGGTATCGCCTTCGACCAAGACCTGTCCGTCAGGGCAAGCCTCTTCCTGCTCCTCCTCTCGGTCACAGCCGGTTAGCGCTAGCACTGCTACAGCAGTGGTGATCATAACAATATTCTTCATAGTTCTTCCTTTTATATTATACTATATATATTCAATTAGGTTTGCACAGTGTGTGCAATCAGGCACCAACTTCTGGTACCCTCAGTGCGTGCCACCAGATAACTCAACAGTTTCGGTCTCCGTCGCTGCAGCATTGTCAGTTACCTCAACAGTCTCAGTCACTGTCTCGGTCGCCAGCGTGTTGCCAGATACCTCAACAGTCTCAGTTTCGACGGTTGCGCCGACAGCAGTGGTGGTGGGGGTCACTTCCTCCACAACACTCGATACTTGCTCAGGATCATACGAACAAGTCCCAAATGCGGTGGCTACTACGAGCACTCCACCTGCGAACGTGACCTGAACCTTCCATCGGCTCCATAACATCTTCAATGAATCTAACATATATTACTCCTTTATGTTAAGAAAAGTGGCAGACTATTTATTAGCCGGTCTGCCATCGGTCTCAGAACTAGTTATTTGATTTAGCGGGGCATCAGTTCTGCAAATGCGCGGTCAACATTGCTCTCACTCGTACTAGGGCTGTACCTAGAGGTAGTAGAGGAGCGGCTTTCTGCGGAAGAATCTCCGGATAGTTGCGCGTCCAAGATTGCCTCGACCTGCTTAGTGCTAAGTCGCTCGAATAGGCTATCAAAGTTAGGCAAGCGGTCAAGTAGCCCAGGGATAGCCTCTGCATCACTCAGAAGAGTAGAAGTATTTCGGCGCATCTTAAGGTTTGTCTGTGGATATGCTCCAGGCTTATTGGGCTTGGTGTACGTTAGGGTGATATCCGTACCCTCCTTCGAGTCCGTAATATCTCCGTATTCTGGATCGAGGATGTACCCAAGAAGTAGTTCATATGCCTGCTTGCCGTAGCCGTAGACCTTGATTCCTTCGTCTTCTCGACCTCGCACAACAACGGGAGAGAAGTAGCGAGTACGCACGAATAAGCTCTTCGCTAGCTTCTTGCTCTCCTCATCGTTGGCATCAACTCCCTCACGCCATAACTTGGTGGCGAAGTCGCAGACTGGGCACTCATCCCCAAAGTTACGCTTCGGACAAAGGACGCCACCCTTATGATCTCCTACATTATAGTGGAAGAACATCTCCTTTAGCGGATCGCCATCGGCTGCTGGTACAATCCGAATATCGGTATCACCCTCCTCTGGCTTGAACCAGACCGAATTGTTGTCGCGACTCTTACCGTCTCCTCGAAGAGAGGACAGCTTCCGCCGCATTAGTTCCATATCGATTCCCATGTTATCTCCTTCTATGGTTAATAAAGTATGCTATCCATTTCTTAGCATCTGTTATATATTATATCACTCTCAAACAAACAAGTCAAGAGTTCTTTTGCACTACGTTCGTATGGGCAACGCAGAACCCAAAATCATCATATGGCGTCTCATAAATCGCATAAGAAAGTTTACGATATGCGTTCCGTGGTTTAGACTTCAGCATCTCAACAATTCTCTTGTGCAAACCGCCCTCGGTTTCTAATCTCTTACTGTTTATAGCTAAATAATAGCACAACTCCCTCGGTGTGTCAAGATCAAAAAACCACTTTTCTTCAAGATTTTTCAAGTTTAGTCCGCTAATCGTCCTAATCCTATTGATTTCAGATGGTTCTGACACTTTGCCGATTTCAGCTTCCGCGTGGTTAAAATAGTTTATATGGTGAAACGCCGAAAAGATATACTGGTTTAAGGACTTATAGTAAGACTTGATTGGCAAATCTCCTAAGTGCTTTTCTAAGCTCAAATTAGAAACGATAGTCATAGACTTTAGCAGCCCAGATCTAGCATATTCTTGCAGTATGCCAAATACTGCCTTTTCTATAAGTGCCGGCATACCGGTTAGCATTTCGGTGTCTGGCTTAATGTAAATAACATCAATGTTCTTGTCTTTTATCTGCTCTAAGATTCCCAGTGAATAGTTTGAGCTATACGAAGAGCCCATAATGTAGAACTGTACGTTTTCATCCAAATTTGCAAAGAACTTGGATACATCGGGGATGCTTTTTTCGTACTTCTCCGGGTGATCGTGAGATTTGAGCTTAAATTTGTTTTTCGAGGTCCGGCTCACTTGATCATTCAGAGTATAAACGTTGTATGAAGGAACCTCTTTAAAATTCTCAGCAATCGCGGAAGCAGCGTTGCCCAGTCCAATAATTGAAATCATAGCTTCAAGTCGCTCAAATCGTAGTAGTTTTTCCCAACAGAAATATTAGTCAAATAAGAATCTTCAAACTCTTCTTTGAGTTTTGGGAGTAGGTCTTTCTCTTCTCTGCTATAATCAATCACAACCTCGTCATGTACTATATGCGAGATGTATGATTTCTTTCCTTCCAACATTTGATCCAAAAGAACTGCCTTTTGTAGAACTCGATCAGAGGTTGTGCTCTGAATCAAGTAGTTGAGTGCTCGCCGGCGATCCACTTTAATCTCTCTTCCATATGGAGTCTTAATATACCCGTTTTCGTAATACTTGTCAAGCACTTTCTCTCGATCGTAAAATTGAGTCTCAATATCGTTAGATTCCGGGTTATAAAGCCAAGCAAAAAAGCTCAACTTGGCTGCTGCTCTTGACATCTGCTCGTCTTTAAAAATATTAACGATGTTCCACTGGTGAATGTCTTCTTTCGGCTGTGAGTGCCCACACAACTCAAGCAGGGTCCGTACTTCGGCTCCATTGTAGTCAAAGCTGATAAACAAATCGTTATTTGGCTTTAAGAGCTTACGATGTTCCTTTTTAGCCGTCAAAATAGGGAAAGAGCCCTTTGTAGTAGTGAGGCGACCGGTAACCGTGCCAAACAAGTTATAATCGATAGAACGATAGTTGTTCAAAAGAGCCTTAAGTTTCGTCCGATTAGAGGTTGATGTAAACATACTGCGGCAGCCTTCGCTATTAAGGTTCAGATCTTGATATTTGATCTTATGCAGCAGTTTTTGCACTGCACTTAAGTGATCATAGTGTTTGGGTCGCGCACAAGACTCGAAAATGTGTTCAGTTAACTTATTCTTAACTTCACAGAACTCAAGAATAAAGTCATGAGGTATCAAATCAAAGACACAGTGGTCTGTCAGGTCGACCTTGGCGATCTTAAAAGACTTATAAAATGCGCTCATTTTATTTTGGACTCTTTGTAGCTCCTGTTTCAGTTCTTCTGGGCAATCTTCCTCGATCGGTCGACCAAGAGAATATAGCCAAGCATACTCTACGTTCGGATCTTTAATCGAGCCACTATATTTCCAAGTCTTCGTTAAGTTTGCCGGAAAGTCCTCAAAATGCAGTTTTCCGTTAGCGTAGACACCTATGCACTCGCTCTTGTCATCGATCGCTTGAAAAATCATCGTTATATTCCGTGATAGTTATGTTAGCTATCTCGCCCTGATCAAAACTTCTTTTGGACTGAGCGTTATTAGAATATATATTATAGCTCAATGAGCCGCGTTTGTCAAATGTCTTATTGATATTGCTTTCAAAGTTTTCGTGGAGTCTCGTCATTGATCCATCAAGCTTCATAAGCGCAATTTGCTGTTTTATTGCGGATTCCTTGTCTGCTTCCGGCATATCTGGCATTTCTTCCTGCAATCTCATTTTCACGTATAATTTCAAAAATACTTCCTCGGGGTATCTGTCGATGAACTGTTGATATGTCAAATCTTCCGTTTTTACTATTCTCTTTGCTGTGCCACCATCAGGACAATCAACGAACTCAGAATACCGCTTTGGGCGTATAAGGTTATAGAGATCGAACAAATCTTTCTTAAAGGCTTTATAGCTGCGAGGGGATACCTTCGTGCAGGTTGTAAGCAAAATGCCGCTAACATTAAAAGAGTGCCTTGAGTACCTTTGTGCCGCCGCAATCATCTCGTCTGTGCCTATATCCGCTATTATTCTCCAGGGTACATTTGAATCTATCATAAACCCATACGAATTGCAAGTGTTAACAAAGAATTTCCAGTTTGGGTTCTCTACAAACTGTTGGATCTTGCCGTCGTCGCTGATATAATCTGCGTCTGCGATTTCAATCGCGAAACCAGAATTCATAACCGAGCAGTCCTTACTCTTTAGGAAACCTGTGTAAGTAATCGGCTGCTCCGTCAAAGAAACTTCAAGAATCGGCATCAGTAACTCGACAAACTCATCAAAGTTCTTGAACCTTGAGCGAGTACCGCTTATCCTTGCCTTAAGATTACGAAAATATATATTTTTATATAGATTGTACTCTTTCACTGGATCTTGATAACCCTTGTAGACCTTCAAGTTTGACAAAAAGTCTTGATTACTGCTTATCTTTCCCTGGGCTGCGCGTTTCTTAAACTGTAAGACCATTTGCTGGAACATATCAGCTACAAAATCTGCCACCTGTTGTGGTCTGTTGGGGTCTGCTGAATTAGATAACTTTTTTAACCTTCCTGTGCGGGGCATTATTACGTTAAACTGCCTATCCAGTCTTCCATAGTAAATCTTCTCTGCAAAGTTAATCGGCACAACGTTATTGCTGCCGGCTTGCGTTATGGTACCAGAATAAATTGTTTTCTTCAGAAACAATGAGCGGGTCGATTCGCCGTTTTTCTCTACAAAATACTTAGACATCTTACTTCTTTTCTTCCCCT